CATGGCTTCAGCTATACCGCCAACGCCGGCATCAAACGCGCCAGTTGCACCTGCAAGTTCCCCTAAGCCCATGGCTTCAGCTATACCGCCAACGCCGGCATCAAACGCGCCAGTTGCACCTGCTGCTTCAGCTGCACCGGCTGCGCCTGCGGCGCTTGATCCAAAATCTGCAGGTACGCCTGTAGTTGCTACAATTGCAACAGTGGCAACAGTACCCCATCCGCCTGGAATTTCTTCATTTACAAAATCGTCAATATCACGCCCAGCGTCAAGAATTGGGTCAATAATAACGTCTTGTACTGTATTGCCAATATCACTAACAACTTCTCCGGCGCCTTCAACAACGTCGTCTACAAAGTCAACGGCATCTTCAACTATATCTTCAACCCAGCCCATTTAAATCCACCTCTAATTGATAGCCATTATCTGTTTTTTGAATTGATAGCCAAGTTGGTAGCTTATCTGTAGGGCTTGCAATCAACGTTTTAATAACGGCAGGATTTGTAAATGTTGTCATAGCCTCATCATAGCCGAGCTTTTTTAAATAAAAATAAAACAGCAAGCACGCTAATAAAAATGCTGGTCTACTATCACCTGAAATAGTATGAAATCGTATTCTTCCGCCTGTTGAATCAGTTACAACAAAGATAGTATTAAGAAATCTAACAAGTCCTGCACCATCTTTTCTAAGTTGTTCTAACTTGGCCATACCTTCTTGTGCAGACATGCCAGAGTAATTAAGTTTTACATCACGTCGAACAATTTGCTCAATAGGTATTTTTTTAACGTTTGCAGCCGCTTTTTTAAGACCTTGAATATTAATTTGTGAATTCATACGGCTACCCAACGTGAATCATCATGGTTATTAGGGTGAAAATTTTTCTTAAAAATCTTAGTGTAAGGCAACCAAGATTTAAAAAACAATTCTAAAAATAAACTTACAAAAGATTTACAAGTTGAAAGCTTCCATAATACGCCATCTTCTTTGCATTTTGTAATAGTGTATCTAAGTACTGACTTAAGCACATAAAACATATTCAATGCTGCAACTTTGCGCAATACTGTTTGTGAGTTGCCAAAATGTAACCATAAATCCATGGCTAAACTTTTATGCTCTAACTCTTCTTTGCAGTGCCATTTATAAAGATTTAACTCTTTGCTACTTTGCCCATCATATCTTTTCAAAAAAGTTCTTGCTCCACAAGCAGCCATATGCTCAATGGATACCATAGTTGCAAGCCACATTTGATGATTAGGCCTGCGAAACACCAATCGTGCTTTACGTAACTCACGTGCTTCCATGGCATTAAGCTTATAAGTTTTATTGTGCGCTTGGTGTGCATTTGCATGTGCCAATTCTTGCTTACAAAACTGATCAATTCTTGCTTGTAATTCAACATTGCGCACTTTGTCTTTGTAATGCAATGCAACATGCACAAAAGCTTTTTCCCATGCAGGAAATAAGATACTCCACCCATCATAAAAGTGTGTTCTTACAGGATTATTCTCACACCAATATTTCATGCTGCAACTCTTGGGTTAATAGCTGCAAGTAGCGCTGCAGCCCAATCTTGCCAGTTACTAAAGTTGGCAGGCCCAGGAATGGCTTCATTAGTAAATACATCAATTGCTTTTAGCCCCTCAGCCCATTGTTTCCAAGTATCTTCTTTGCCAGGAATTGACAATTGCTGCGCAGCATAAAATTCAACCATTAGTGAAGCCCATGAATCCCAGGTATGAAACCGTGGATCATACACAAGTGGTTGACTAACATAACTTTGCGCTATCATGAATAGCCTCGCGAATCGCCGATTGTTGCGTTTAAAATCACACGGCCTAACTGATAGTCACCACCTACAACATTGGATGTAAATCTAAGCCGCAGTTCTCGACGTTGTTCTTTCATGTCAATTTTACCCGTATTTGGGCTAAAATAATACGGATTTGACGCCTGATCTGCAATTTGCGCGTATGGACGGCCTGTAACAACTAAATTCATTTCGCCTTCTTGTAAGAAATCTGGCTCAACACGTTCAAGTCTAAGCCATCTATTTAGCCCGTCCATAGTTGGTTGAGATGGTCCACCGGATACCCAGCCTAGGTCATTAGTCTCAAAGTAAGACTCAATGGCGTTAATGTTTTGACCATTAATAGCATCAACGCCTATTTCATGTTGATAAACCTCAATTCGATTCTCAGGTGTTTTAAACGTAATATCTTGTGTATCCGAAGCAGTTGGAGCCTGACTCAGGGTAATGACCATAGTCCAAAGATCGGTGACGGGAATAGCAAATCCTGCGCCACCCCCTCCACCAAGATCGGCATCATCGGCCGATAAGACATCTCCAACTTCATAAGCAGCACCAGGCTCAACTAAGGTCACCACGGTCACCGCTCCTGCGGCCACGGTAATATCTGCCGTTGCTCCACCACCCGAACCACCTGTAAGTGGCACATCTGAATACACGCCATCGGCGTACCCTGCACCTGGAGTAATTGCACCTAACGTTTCAATGCCGCTGGATTGTAGGGCAATAATGGTTGTGCCTGTAGGAATATCAGTGCCTTCAACAACATCATTAATTGATAAATCACCATAGTATGTGTCAGTTGTAAGCTTATCGAACCCGGAAGTGTAGGTAAACTCAGCGGTTAGCTTTGTCTCTTGAGGCAAGGTGTCCCAATCGGCCTTGACCGGAAAGGTAAATACCTGAGAGAAGTAACCTGCGGATCTACGGGAGCCTAGAGCTTGGCCGGCGTCGTACCAAGTGTTTTCACGAATATTGTAGATGATGGCATCATTGCATTCTGTGGAATTGCCACGTGGGTAAAACCACCACACTTCGCCGAATCGAGGCACCTTGGTAGCCCAAACTTTCTGTCTTTGGGAATAGTTCAGATTGTCAAAGAACCAGTTTTGATTCATCTGATTGGGAATCTCTTTAACCACCCCGTTATAGAGCAGGAAACGGTCAACCCCGCACCAATAGTAAATGCCATCATACTCAATCACAGATTGCGATGACATGATTGATGATTGCGATGAAATAATGTCATAGCGCCAAAAAGTAGGTATAGCGTAATTAGCCGTGCCGGCAACGCCTAAAGATTGCGGTGCGTATGATACACGAATTAAAGAATCTAAAGACCAAAAAAGACCAGATGGCGCGTTGGAGCCGCCACGAACAGGCAGGCCTTGCACTATCTTACCTGTGGCAACATTAATCTCATTAGCATCAGCTGAGACCCAATCTTGAGCGTTTCCGGCCGAGCAATTTCTAATGAAACCATTATTGCCATAAACAAACACATATGGTTGAAGTGTAACAACGCCACCAGATACGGCAACATTATTATTAAAAGTGGCCGTAACCGTAGCCGAGGCCGTTGCATTAGCCGACATCGTGACCGTAGTGCCTGAAACAGAAACAACAGTTGTGCTTGCAGGAATTCCCGTTCCTGTTATGGTTTGGCCTGCGCCAATTAAAATATTTGCAGTTGCCAGTGTTATAGTTGGCAGCCCATTTACAGTAGTCACCGACGCTGTAAAGACGCCAATCTGACTCATGGTTGAGCCATTAATATCACCAATTAAAACAGGCGTGTCTGTAGTACTATCAATTGCGGCAAGATTTTGCCCTGGATGAGCAAGCAAGGTATTAACACCTGCGCCACCTACGTCATAAAACCCATCAAACTGCCAAAGATTTAGCGGCGAAGGTGTAAAGTTTGAAAGCGTAAGCTCTAAAAACCCTGCTCCCACGCCATTATCATCAATTGTTAATTCTTGCAATCCATCCGAATAGCCTGAGAAAATATAGTTAAACGCATTTTGAGCATTAACCCAAATACCTCGTGATGGGCCTGTTAAATTATTAGAAATAACTCTATAGCCTCCAATCTTACGAGGCCTACCACGTTGAAATCTTACCCAACGGCCATCATTATAGAATTGCTTATCAAACACCGTCCCGTCCCGCTGTATGCCAGGTTGCGTATCGAGGGCAAAGACCTTCTGCGTCATTAGAAAGTCCCACCAAGAACGCCACCGCTAAAAGTTCCAGTGCCTGTTACTGATATGCCTGTTGCCAATACATTAAGCCGCTGAGTGCCAAGAATGGTAATGCCAAACTGTCCGGCAGCAGGTCGATAAACGCCAGTATTAGTCTCTGACGCAAATGATAGAGATGGCGCCGAGACAGTACCATTGGCCAACGCAACGCTTACAATGCCTGCAGCAATTGTTGAAGCGTTTAATAAATTAACTGAGTCGCAAATTAAGATTGCTTGCTGTCCAGCCGGCACAATGGCATTGCTGCCACCTGCCACGCCCGTATTGAATGTAATTGTATAATTAGCACCCGTACCATCAGTTTGATTGGTAATATAATAAACTTGAATTGTTTGTGGCAGCTGTACAGTAACGTTATTAGTTAATGTACCTGTATATTTTTGTATGACGTTAGCTGCTTCAGTAGGCGTAAGAGTATAAGTACCATTTGTGACTGCTTTTGTTAATTGCGTAAAATTAAACTCAGCGCCTTGCCCAATACCAACCGAATAAAAAGCCGTGCCTGATGAAACAATAAAGCATGAGTCTGATGGCTGTAGACTTAAAGTACCACTATCGTCAATTAATTCACCGCTAGAAGGCGCTACTGTAAGTGTGCCAGTACCGGCATTACGAACCAATGTGAACCAATTATTGCCTAAAGTTGCAGCTGCAGCTAATGTAAATGTACCTGCGCCACCTGTCCACACCAACGTCTGTGCACGATCTGCCACTGTAACGGAATAATTCGTACCAATTGTAGACACGGGGTGTGATTGGTTAAGCGTGGCGCCACTGGCCAATAAACCATAGCCTGCTAAAGTACCAGCATCAGCGTTAGAAGTGCCTACACCAAAAGCGATAACCCCCCAGGTTCCTGCCTCGTCCGGGTTGGTCTCAATGTAGATGTACTTAGCCTCTCCGGCAGCGACCGCAACGATTGTGTTGCCATCAAAGTCTGCGACCGTAAAAGTCGTGCCCCCGACATTTCGGATCAGAGCATCGTTACCCACCGAAGCCTGATTAGCAGGAGGCATCTTGAGAAGAAGCCCCCCGGCCGTGGCCGTGACTTCCATGATCCTGGCCGCATAGTCATCGGTGGCGTTTCCGTTGATTGGCCATTCAAGCTGCAGGTTGGCCGACAGGGTAATTGACCGATACGCAACATCGGTTGGCTGAATCACATTACCGGTAAAAGGCGAATTATAGCTCATCACGAATCCAATACGGTGGCTTGACGGTCACCAATACGTGTTACGTCTTCAACTTTTAAGACTTGCATAATCTTATCGTATTGAGATTGCCATAACGGCGTGCGCTCATCATTTTTAAGAAAAGGCATAGCTTGTAGCAAAGTGCCGTAAAGTAATGCTTGAGGCGCGTATATAGTGAACCAATTTGTTTGATTAGAAGAATCTAAAGGCTGAATGCGTTCATAGTACAAAACTTCAAAGTTATAGGCTTGTGCAGGTGTAGGCGCAACTAACCAATGCGTGTAATCATAGTCGCAATAAAACTTAGGCACTCCTGTATCCGTGGCATTAGGCCAATACTCACGTAAGTATTCGTATTTGCGAAGTAAGATAGGCTGTCTTTCTCCAGCAATGACCACATTCATAGATACCGTTTTGTGCCATCTGGCGGGCTTATCTATAATAGCCTGTGTTGCCACCATGGTACTTTGCTGGACCGTCAGGTTGCCTAAGAATTTAATCTCAGCGGCAATTACCTGCTCCGCCAACATAATAAATGTGGGAATCTTTTGTAGAGTAGCTTGATCTGTACGTTCTAAATAGGTAGAAATATCATCTACCAATGAATCGTAAGTCATTACTGCAGCTGTAGTCATTTTTTCTTAGCAACCGCCATATTATCGATTAAGTTCGGGTATGGTCTACCCGCCGCACGAGCTCTTGATTTAGCTGCCGCTTTTTTCTGCGGCGACAGAGCCTTCGGTTTTCCTAGCGATTTTGGGCGCTGCTTTTCCCAAACAGCTTTTTCTTTAGCCATTTTACATTTTTCCTTTAATATTAAACATCATAAAAATGCCCTTGTTCCCTGTTTGTCAATTATCAGTTTTTGGCCTCTAGGTTGCATCTCAGGTGTGTTTGGCACCGAAATATGCGTCCAAGAGTCAAACTCCAAAATAATCTGATCAAAGGGGACCTTGGCGGCTATGCAGGCTTCCACCACCTCCCGTGGCTTCATCCCCGGAACTCGGAGGTCAGCCGCACAACCAAGCCGGTGTTGGGACGAATCTTTCGATCCGACCGCATCATTGACAGGTTTAGACCGATAGGCGCTATTGACCATCACGGCCTTGCCACCAACTGCCTTTTTTACTTCTTGGAGAAGCGTTGCAAGGCGGCGAAGATTTTCGATTTCAGTGTCATTAGGCGTGTTTTCAACGCCGAGGCGAACTGCTGTATCCGAGCGAGTAAGTTCTTCATAGGTAAAGTTCTCCGATAATTTGTCTGTCGGGTTCATTTCTGCTTTGCCTTCATATCCATGATCTTCTCAAGGGTTCGTCCACCGAAGTAAAACGACATAATGAGCATCCCCCACTGGCCCAGCAGTTCAACATAATTGTTGTTGACTTCAAGATCCCAAGCACTCATCAGGCCAAAGGCCGTGTAGGTAATTAGGATAAAGACCAGCGTCATCGGGCGGATGTTCTTAGATAACCAAGAGTCCGACTTCATGTCGGCTTCCTGCCGTTTGGTCAGTTCTTGGGCCTCAATGTTGTCTGCATTCAGTTCTGCAAGACGACCCTCAGACTTAATCTTTTCCAACTCAGCAAGTGCTGCAGCCTTGGCGGCTGGGTCTGGGAGAACCTTATCAAGCACCTTCTCCCCAATCGACATAATTGCTGCTAAAGGGATCATTTCTTCTCCTTTGCTAACATGGTTGCGGCGATAGTCATCATCGCCCTTGTATGTTCTAAATTAGCCGGGGGTGTGGCCCAGCCGACTGTAATTTGCCCAATAAAACGCTCTTCATCGGGCGGAATACTAATCCGACACCCATAGGTCATGCCCTTCTCGATGTACCAAAGCCCAACCTCAGACTGGGCAGTCTTGTATTCACTACAAGGTATTTCGTTTGCCATTAACGCCACAACATCCCGGTTGTTGTTTGGATTGTTTGTGAAAAGACCAACATCTAACCCTTCCATTGTTTTATCTCGTCCTTCTTTGGTGTAGGCCCGGTACAGCACCCGATTCCCAAGGATGGGGTTAACCTTAAATATCGCTACGACCTGAGCGCCTGTATGTTTAAACAGATGGCTGGCAGCGTCATCCACCCGACCTTCTGCAATCTGCGGTAACTTTTGTTGTTCCTTGTAAGCACCTACCAGCAGGTCTTTATTGTCGTAAAACATCCATCCAGCAAAAGCCAACACTGCCATAAGAATCAGGGCAAAGAGTTTAAATGGCGAGTCAACATACGCCAGCACCTTGGAGAGCGTGTCATTAGCGTTAAGTTTTTCGTCAGCCATCACCACACCTTTGTCATTTTAAGCACACCGTAAATCAAAAACGCCAAGACACCCAAAATCAACCATTCTTTTCTTGTCGCCTGCCTATCTGAATCAAAGTCCTTCTGGAGTTCCTTTCGTTCTTTTCTAAGTCGCACTTCCAAGTCCTGCACTTCGCTTACTGCCTTCTTGCCAAACTCTTTCTCAATTTCTTTAAACGCTTCTTCTTTAGTTTTCCTGATGTTGTAAAGAATCTTGTACTCGTTGAT